TTTTGGTTTCGTCTTTGTTCAGTGTGAAGATGACTTCGTCGTTGTAATAGCCGCTGAACTCCGTATTGCTGATAACCGTCCGCTGCTGCGAGTCTGCATTGGAAACCTCGATACCTCTGCGGTCGATTTTGACCTCTGTGGTGTAAATCTCATTGGGAGCGGGCGTCCATTTATGAATGGTGCCTCCCTCCACCATCATGATGTCCGAGATGTACAAACTGGCCAGACGGTTGTATGCGTAAATGGTGATGGTGCTGTCCTGCACATCGGGAATGACCGCGCTGAACTCCGTCCAGCCGAATGTGCTGGTCGTTCTAAACAAGTCCACGGTCTTATTGCCGTTGTACTGGACATAAAAATAGGAGCTGTAGCTGGCACCAGTCTTTTTCGCCCTCAATGAAATGGCGTAAGATGTGCCTGTTACTGCTCCTGTGATTACCTGCTTCAGCGTGGATGTGTCACCCAACACGAAACAGGAATCTGATGTGGTATTGTTCTGAACATCGGTGCTGCTGTCCGTCGCCACCGTTCCTGTCGTTACCCAGTCGTCGGTAATGCCGTTCAGTCCAGCCGAGTTTTTGATGTAGTTGATACCGCCTGCGAACTGCTCCTGCACCGTGACGGATAGTCCGTCAACCGTATGCTCCAGTTCGGAGATCTGCGCCTGCATCTCCAGTACTTTTTCCTGCTCACCGCTGACGGATCCTTCCAGCTTTTCCACTGTCTCTGTCATGGTGGAAACATAGCTGTTCAGTCCGTCAACGCTGCTCTGGAACTCACCGAAGCGGGTTGTATGGGTGGAGACGGTCTCGCGCAGGTCTTCCAGATTGTTCTGAACGACCCACCCTTGACCGTCCCACACCATTGTCTCTGGAGGCACGGTTGCGGTGTTCACCCAAAGCTGTCCGTAATACGGGTTTTCGGGTGGCGTTTCCGAAGTCACCACATCGCAGATGTTGGTAATGGTGAATTGTGCAACCGCTCTCATGAGATCACCGCCTTACAGAGTGACTACGCACATGAAGGTTGCCTTCGTATCAACATCTGTGTTGGACACGGAAAGCGTCTTGCCGGTCTTGCTGCCGCTGGTACCCCAGCTGGTATCGATCGCACCATCCTTGTTATATTTCGTCCAAGTGTAGGTGCCTTTGCCTTCGCTATCGATCTCTGCGCCTGCTTGATAGCAAACTGCGGTCAGCACGGTGCTGCCTTGGCCGTTTTTGAACACATCGCCGCCAGTGGAAGTGATCACCACTTGGATGGGGTCGCTGTTATCGATAAAGGTGGCAACATCGGTAAAGGTGCTGTTATAGGTGCTGGATGTGCTGTCGCTGTCGGTCGCCACGCACTTGAACACCGCGTAGCTGTCTACCGCTGCAGCAAACACCGTAATGGTTGCCGTGGTTGTACCGGTGTACATACCAGTGCTGTCGGAGAGCTTGCGCCAGCCAGTGCCGAATGCGGCATCGTAGCCAGAGGATGTGGTGCTGGTGACGCTGCTGTCCATGATCGCCCATTTGTAAGTGACATTGGTGGTGTCCACAGTGCTGCCGCGCCACAGTTCTGCCTTTGCAGTCAGACTGGCTACCTCTGTGTTTTTGAACACATTACCGCTGGGCGTGGTGACGAGCAGGTCGGTAATGCCGGAGCCATTGACCACGCGGCTGAAGGAAATGGTCAGCGGGTGGGTAATGGAAAGACCGGTGGATTCATCCTTATAGGTGATTACGCAGCGGTAATCGATGCCGGGGAGTCCTGCCATCGTGTTGCCCTTGATGGTAAGGATGTGACTCTTTGTACCGCTGAGTGCGTAATTACCCGAACTGGTGATTGCTGTGGTGCTGCTGCCGATGTACCACTTGACCGAGGTCACACTTGCGGATGTGATCTGATCGGTGGTGGTGCCGATCACATACAAGCTGGGGGTAAGCACGAGGTTGGTGCTGCTCCAGTCGGGGGTGTATGTGCCGTTGTCGGGGTTATACATCTGCGTTTTTGCCAGACTGGAACCGATATAGCCGGTCAGCGTTAACGCGTCGTTATAGTCAATAATCGTAAATTGACCCTGTGCTTTACTCATGTTTTATGCTCCTTTTCTCAGCCGAGAAGGCTGGTTCTGGTGGTTGTATCAATCAAATCGCAGAAGAATGTGGCGCGGACATGCACATCCTCTGAAGTGATTTCAATGGATTTGCTGCCGCCGAAATGGTCTGCATTCCACACCGCGTCCGCTTCGGTGTCTTCAGATACGCGCGTCCATATAAACTGGTTATCGTCCAGCGTGTCGGTGATGTTCTCATCCCACGAGTATACCGTAGCGTATAGCGTGGTTGAGATGTATCCGTTTTTGAAGATGTTGCCGTTGCTGCTGGAAATGACCAGTCGGTACATCTTCTGCTGCTCGATCTCCGTGATGCGATCGCTCTGCTCCTGCACCGATTCCGTGGTGGCATAGGCGCGAAGCACGACTTCACCAGTTTCCAAGTCCCAGTACGATGAGCCATCCTGCGACTGCAGCACACCAGCCTTGATGATGTTGGCTACCAATGTGCCACTGGTGATGAAGTCCGCAACGATCTGACCGTCTGCGGTGATCGCGGTTTCGTAGGGTCCGTTATAGCCGTTATGGGAGAAACCCAGACCACCAACATTCCAGCGCCAGACATTGACCGCCTCTGCAATGGACGGTGCGTCCAGTATCAGCAGTTCGTATGGCTGTCCTGCGTCGGTCGTGTTGATAACCACATAGCCACCTGTCTGGCCTGTGATTATTCCTGTCGCTTCTGCGATGGCCGTATTCATCAGTGCTGGGAATCGATCCACCTTTGCCGCTGCCTGCTCGGCGGCATCCTGCGCCGACGAAACATTTTGCAACAGATTGGCTTTTGCACTGCCCAACTCAATCGAAATATACTTTTCGGCTAGTGTGTCATATCTGGTGGCGATGACTTTGGCTTTTGCGGTGATTCCCAGCACCGAATGACGAACGGTTACCGTGTCGCAGAGGGACACGCGCTCCAGCACCGCAGCATATTCTGGCTGCTTCCACAGCGGTTCAAATGCGACGGTGATGCTTGGCTTGCCTATGCCGAGCGGGTTTGCTTCCACATAGTTATTTGCCTTTGCTCGAAGCGCTTCTTCGGTGACGGTTTCTTCCATATCGAAGTATTCCGAGAAATCCTTGATATAGGTTTTGCGCTGCACCAATGTGGTTTCCACCACAGGTATCAGCACTTCTGCCAGCGTGATCACGGTCTCGGTGCCGTCATCTGCAGTGCTGACCGCGTATGGAAGCAAGTCCGTGTACACATCCGTGTTATCGTTGTCATGCTCCATGTCGGTGAGGTTTTTTCCGTACTCAATGACCACGCCTGTGTGGTTGCCGCGTCCTTGATGGTGAATCACATGGAAGTTATCCCACTCAAATTCGCCGCCCCATAAATCGAGGAACGATCCTGCCGCACCGCCGAGGCATGCGCGGACACTCTGCGGCTTCGATACCGCAAAGGGCTTTGCTGCCGAGTAGTCCGTCTGGCATGTGAATCCATGGGGCGTGGCCGTATTGGCGAATACGCGCTCCATCGCAAGTGACGGGGATATAGATTCCTCCGACCACCGCAATGCCGCGATGTTCGAAAGGTCATAGGACAGATGCTGCGCGTATACCGTTACCATACCGTCGATGGGTGTGCTGATGCGGTAAATGCGAAACATCTGATCCTTGGCTGTGTCATTCGGCTTTGCCTTGACCAGCCTTTCGGTTGCCAATTCCTTGTACAGCGCACCGTTTGTTGGGTATTTGAATTCGCACTCAAACGCGCCATTTCTTTCTTCGGTGACTTCACAGGAAATGCAATCCTTCAGTACACCTATACCGAAGGTCTTGAAGTTGGTGGCATTCGCTTTGAAAAGTACAGGTATCATATCGAACACCACCTCGGAGTTACCGATATTCCTTGTATGCCGCCGGTGAATGAGAATGTGTTCTCTCCGGGGTACAGGATCGGAAAGCCGTTTCCTCCGACGGTGTCATTCTTCGGTTCGGTGTTTTTGTAACAGTTCATCTGCTCGGAGTCGATTTCCACGAATTCGTCTATGTCCGTGAATTCCCATGTAGCGTTGCTGTTCTCCGACTGAATGGTCAGTGTGCCTGCGCCGCTGCCAACTATACGAATGATGGGCTGGCTGGGGAACGGGTACGGGTTCGTCAGATTTCGACCATTTCCGACAAGCTGGCTTTTTGCTCCTGCTGCCGCGTATCGGAAGGGTTTGCAAGAAAAACTGATTGTGAAGATGCCGATGCGGTTCATCTCATCTTCGATGTCGAGCTTACCCGCGTATACTGCTGCGCGAGTAAACTCTGTATCGTAGGTATCGGAAAGTTCGTGGTAGCTGTCGAGGCCAGAGTACAACCAGCCTTTGACTGCCGTAATCTTCTGCGACAGTTCCGCGATGCTCTTTGCTGGCAGGAACACGGAATAGGTGACCTGCGCGTTCGGAAATCGACCGCCGCCTGCGATCAAATCGCCGCTCCTGCCGGGGATAGAAAGAAACTCCACATCGTATTTCGGTGCGGAGAACACTTCCTTTTTCTCAATCCGCAGTCCCATGTCGGACGAGCGGACGCCCTTATACACAAAATAATTCACGCGAATACCACTCCTTTCCGCTTTGCGAATTGTCCTGCCGTTACCAGTACTTCGTTGGTAAGCTGCTGGATGTCTTCGTTGCTGTAATTGTTAAAGTTGGTGATGTTCAGCACCAGCTGCAAGCCGCTGCCGATCACACCACCTGCTGCTCCTGCCATGGCACCGTTTATGCTGCCATCCACATTAAAGTCCGTAGGCAGTGCGGTCTCCATATCCTTTGCCAGTCCATGCATGACATCGTTGATGTCTTCACTCATGGCTTCGGCAGCTTTCACCGCTTCATCGCCGTTGTCTTCAATGGAGCCAGACAGACCCTTGACCAGCATTTCACCGACCCACGCCATTTCATCCGAAGGAGAGTGGATGCCGAAGAAGTCGCAAATGCCGTCCCAGATGGAACTGATCCAGCCAGAAACCTTATCCCACAACCACGATGCCAGCTGCTGAATACCTTCCCACAGTCCCTTGACGATGTTGCCGCCGATGTTCACGATTTCGCCCATCAGCGATCCGAATGCCTTGACGATGCCCGCAATGATCTGCGGCACGGCCTTGACAATTTCCACGATGATGGTCGGCAAGTTTTCAATCAGCGATACGAACAGCTCCACGCCTGCCATGATAATCTTATCGATGTTACCGATGACCGCGTTTACGATGCCCGATATAATCTTCGGGATTGCTTCCACGATGGTGACGATGATGGTCGGTAATGCCTGCACCAACGAAATCAGTAGGTCGATACCTGCCTGTATGATCTGGGGTATTGCCTCCAGCACTGCAGTGATGATACCGTCAATAATCTGGGGTATCGCTTCTACGATCGCCAGAATGATGTCCGGCAGCGCCGCCACCAGTGAGGTGAGAAGCTGGATGCCTGTTTCAATGATCTGCGGGATTGCGTCCAGCAGGAATGTGATAATGCCGTTGATGATCTCTGGCAGCGCGGCAATCAAAACGGGTAGTGCGTCGAGGATGCCTTGCGCCAGTCCCATGACCAGCTGCAATGCTGCGTCCAGTATCATCGGAAGGTTTGCAATCAGCGTGTTCACGATTTCAATGACCAGCTGAATGATGGTCGGGATTAGCGTAGGGATGGCGCTTGCAAGTCCCGATATCAGTGTGGCGATCACCTGTAGTGCCGCCTGCAGTATCAGTGGTAGATTGTCGATGATGCCGCCGACCAGTGCCAGTACCAGCTGTAGTGCGCCTTCTGCGATCTGTGGTAACGCTGCGATCAGCCCTTCCAGAATGGAGAAGATGATCTGCGTTGCGGAATCCACGATCTGCGGCAGGTTATCCACGATGGCCTGTCCCAGCGATCCTACGATTTCACCTGCAATCTCCAGCAGTTCTGGAACGAATTCCATGATGGTGTCGAGGATCTTCGGCAGGATATCTCCGATCACATCGGACATCTTGCCGATGTCGCCGTTGGCCTCCAGTATGCCGTTGGTGAACTCACCGAGAAGGTCGACGCCTTCACCTGCAAGGTTGGTCAGTACGGGAAGCAACACAGTGCCGAGTGCGTTCTTTGCTGCCGTTGCGCCTACCTTGAGGTACTGCAGCTGATCGTCTAACGCACCGTATGCATTCAGCATTTCGTCGCTGACCACATATCCTGCTTCTCGCGCTTGATCGCCAAGCTCCTGCATTCGTTCCGCGCCCTGCTCGATGAGGGGGTTTAGCTCCTGCGCTGACTTGCCGAGTATCTGCATAGCCAGCGCGTCGCGTTCGGTTTCATTCTCGATCTTACCGAGGGCGTCGATGACTTCCCAGTACACGGTATCGGAGTCACGCAAACTGCCGTCTGCGTTCATAACGGAAACGCCCAGTTTGTCGTATGCCTCCACAGACAACTTTGTACCGTCCTGCACCGCCTTCATGGATTTGATCTGCTTGGCCATGGATTTTGTCAGCGTCTCTGTGGATACATCCACCAGTTCCGCTGCGTACATGTACTCCTGCAGTTTATCCGTGGCTATGCCTGTGACGGTGGCCTCGGTCAATACAGTGTCCGCGTATGCTGCACCTTCGACTGCCATATCCACCAGTGCTTTGCCTGCTGCAATGGCCGCAGCCGATACTGCTGCAAATGCTGCCGCCATGGTAGCGGCGGTCGCCTTGCAGATAGTACCAAGCGATTCGAAGGATTTGCCTGCGTCATCCGCTTCGTCGGCAGCTTCGTCAACTTCGTCGCCCATATCATCAGCTTGATCGCCGGTGTCATCCATCTCGCGACCTGCCTTATCCAGAGCATCGGTGCTTTCGTCCAGCTGCCGTTCCAAATCGATGAGCGCTGCTTCGGCATTATTCAACTGAATTTGCCACTGCTGGGTTCTGCGATCGTTCTCTCCAAAGCTCTCGGTGGCGTTTGCCAACGCTGCACGAAGGGTTTCTACCTTCTGACGCTGCGCGTCAACCTCTTTACCGAGTACCTGTTGACGAGCGGTCAGCGCTTCGATGGAATTGTCATTCTTATCGAACTGCGCTGTTACCAGCTTCATCTCACTGCCCAGCACTTTGAAGGTTTGGTTGATTTCGGATATGGATTTTTTGAATTCTTTTTCGCCTTCCAGCCCGATCTTCAGACCGAAATTATCCGCCATCTAACCACCTCCTACACGCCTGCGGGGATAATGTCGTCTATGAACACCTCGCGCTTCGGTTTGGCGATTCCGTTATACTGC